CAGCGCGGATCCGGACTACAGACTCGCTCTCGGACTTGCGGGGAGCTGACAACTCCCACGCCATAGCTTCCGCCAGGCGCTCTAAGAACGGTCGACCCCTCGGGTTGTAACCATAACCCCACGGCTCGGGCAGTTCAGCTAAAAACTGCGCGACGTGCCTCTGACGAGGCAATAGGTATGGTATTACTCGCGGACCCATAGATTTAACTTGTTCCAGGAAGGAATTGTCATTCTCCTGCCTGTACTTGAGTCCATGGAGGATAATGTGAGGCAGGATAACTCTTCCTGCAAACTCAGCCACATGGTCAGAGACCAGTGACTTCTCCATAGCTATGGGACAACCGATCACGTCTAAAACGCGCTTGTACTCTAAGGCCACGGAGTTCTCCGGGGTATCGTAGTCGTCATCAAAAATGACGATGTCGTCGCCCAAGAGGACGTAGGGAAACGTCGGTGGGTGCAAAACACCTTCCGCATCCCGATAAGCCTTGGTGTACTTTCCCTTCTTAACACAGATGCCTCTTACAAGAGCATGATGTGCCAAGGAGAAAATGGCGTAGCATGGGAATAACCCCAACGGCATTCCACGATTCCACTGCAACACACGCACCTTTCTAGACACGGAGTATCCAAACGGCACTTGCCAGGTGCCGCGCGACACTCCGGACAGGAGCTTGCGTGCTGATCTAGGCACTCTCGCGAATGCACAGGTCTGATCCATCAATGCGTAAGGAAACACATCGGTGGCGTTGCTTAGGTCAAAGGAATACGCGACAGAACGTCGCGCACCTAAGACCCCCTGGACCACAAACACACCTTTCTCTTGGTGATAACAGTGGTCCTCCGGAATCTTGCCCAACCACGAAAACGCAAACTCGCCTAGGGGCTGTAGCGCGCGTTGGAAAACCCGGTTAGGGTTAGCCACTGCACGCAGCTTACAGCCGGGTTCTTGAATGAACCCGATTGTCCCGACATGATGTAAGGGCCTCACGACCCCTGCAGTTACGGGATGTCCCTTAACTTTGCTGGACCATGGCGTCCCAGCAACAACGGGTTCGATGAGGTCCTGACGGACATCATCCTGGAACACGTTGTAAGTCAAGGCACTCTTCAGATTATGAAGAATGTCTCTCTCCGGACGGGTTCGCCGTCCGAGGGGAATGCGTTTTCCCTCTCGTGGAAGGGTAGTCATCAGAGGTTGGGGAACCCCCGCATACAGTCCACTTTTCGGTAGGGTTTGGAGCCCCATGGACACGTACGTTTGCGCTACGCGCAGATCACGCTTCCGTGGCAAGGGCTTCCGAACAGCAGTTGAGAATTTCCGCCATTGGGAGAAGGACACATCAGGATTGGTATACCTGGTGTATGCAATCAGTCCTTGCCAAACCATATGGAGCTTGCGACGACTTTTGGTCATCAAACCAAGTCGGAACAGGTACCCGAATGGGCCTTTGGGAACTCTGATGAGTTTCCCATTGATCCGGATGCCTTTCTTGGCATACCGCCCCAGTGGCTCTTGATCTGCTAACAGCCTGACAAAATCGACTTTCATGGATTTAAGCCAACCAGATGACCATTCCTGGCCATGGTCGCGTTCCATGCG